GCACAGCAGATTGTAACCAGCTTAACCAAGGCGTGTTTGGTTGATTCTTTTGGAGGCTATGTTAAGCCAAAGGGTGGTGAAAAGTGAGATATGCAGCAAGAAGAAAACAGGATATTTCCGTTTCCACCACACCGCTAGAGGTGGTAATTCCACTGGAACAACCAGTAAAGATCTATTCGGCTAAAGAATTAGCAGCTATGCCACTTTCAGTTATGAATGCCGCAATTGAGGCTCAGGAAAGATTTTATCAACTTGAAGAATTAACCCATATGGGGGGGCAGGCTATAGCAGTTCGCCGTCTCATGGAGGATGGGCACAAACTAATTCAGGTGAAAGAAAAGTCTCGTATTCGCTACAAAATCAACAACGAATTTATTCCTCCAAGAATTATTCGTCAGTTGGAAATGCGCGGTCTTGTAAAATTAGGAGCAGTCACTGATGTATAAATATCTCCACCATATCAGCGACTTTATGGTTGCTACAGCGCACCTTAGCCCAGTTGAAGAGTGCTTTTATCGCCGTGCTCTCGATTTTTATTATTTGAATGAAAAACCATTACCCAAAGAAACCCAGTCGGTTTTTCGTCGGTTACGTGCAAATACCCAAGAAGAAAGGGATGCAGTATTAATTGTGCTGCAAGAGTTTTTTGTGGAAGAGGAAGACGGGTTTCACAACAAACGTTGTGATTCAGAAATCGCCGCTTATCAAAAAGTAGGGGATAAAAATCGTGAAAATGGTAAGAAAGGTGGGCGTCCACGTAAGGAAAAACCAAAAGAAAACCAAAGTGAAGGCGACTCGGTTAATTCTGAAAACCCACAAAAACCCAGTGGGTTAATTTTGGGTTCTGAAAGTGAAAGCCAAAAAAACCTTAACCATAAACCGTTAACCGATAACCAATATATAGATAGTAGTAGTAATGCGCGTGAAGAAAATTCGCAATTTACACCAATCCAATTTGCTCAGTATCAGATCGATGATCACAAGCGTTACTCAATGCGTGAATTCATTTCTGAATACAGCGAGTTTCAATACGATTTCATCTCACTTGCTCAACAAAGATTTGTTTCTGTACCTGAAATCGACTTGAGAACCATGATTCAAAATTTCGGTGACTGGTACTTTGCAAACGAATCAAGCTCGTTGAATACACCAAGCATCTGGTTGGTTAAGTGGTTCTCTTGGGTTCAAAACAACGAGAAACAAGTTGCTGCTAACCGCAAGAAACAAGAGCAAATCACTTCAACCGGTCAAAAACCACAAGAGTCGGGTTACTTCGCTAATCTTTTTGAAGAACAGAGCGAATCTCAAATCGTGGATGTAACCCCAGCAAAAAAGTTTCCAATGATTGAGGAGGTAGGTCATGCATGAGATTACCTTGAACGAAGTGCGTCAATTAATCGCTTCTCTTCGCACTGTTTACGCTGCTCAGTTCAATAAGCAATTTCCAGCAACAGGCGAAAGTGCAATTCCTCTGTCAGTGGTTGAGCAAATCGCACTTAAAACACTGGTTGGCGTTCAACAAAACCAATTTAACAACGCACTTGCTCGATTACTTACAGCAGGTGGACGCTTTATGCCGTCATTTGCCGAGTTTCGCACCTGGTGTATCGGTGAAAGTTGGATGTCTCCAGAAGAAGCTTGGTCTCGCGCATGTAAGTTTACAACTGACCGTTCCGTGGTTATTACCCAAATCACTAAGTACGCCTTAGACGAGGTTATGTATTTGATCGAAGCCGGCCAAATGCGAGCAGCTCAAGATAATTTCTTCGGGACATACAACGTGATGGTGGCTAAAGCTCAGTTAAAAGGCCGTCAGCAAGAGTTTTACACTCCACCGCTACAACTAGAACACAAAGAACCTGAACACACCCCAGTAAGCAATGACGAAGCGCAAAAGCATCTCCAATCATTGATGGAACGTTTAAAAATCAATGGTCGTAAACCTGTACCAGTACAAAAGCTTAAGGCTAAGGAAAAAGAGCCAGAACTCAAACAAGAGCTAGGTCCAGATCCTTTTGACAATCCGCACGAATACGCAGAGATGTGCCGCCGTGAAGGTATGCCGATACCTAGAAATATTCTTCAGCTAATTGAAGGGGCGAATGTATGAGCCATTTCCAAGATAAGCATGTGATTCATGTTGATGAACAAAATCAAGTTATCAAGTTCACACGTAGAAATGAGATTGTGGAGTGTGATCACGGGCGTATTCAAATATCAAAGGAAGATAATGAGATCCTTTGTATGGACTGCAAAACAAAACTTAATCCAGTTTTATGGATTGCCAAATATTTAGACCAATTGAATCAAGTCACCCAACGTAATAACAGAATGCTGGCAGAGGTCCGTGAAATACAGGCAAAGCTTGAAAAGAAAAATAAGTTTATGTGCAAACACTGCCATGAAGTAAACACTATTGATTTTAAGAAGCTTCCTTCACAAGCAGCTGTAGTGCGCGGTATGGCCGTAATTGATCAAGAGTTTGACGGTATGAAAGTGGAGCATAGCCGATGAAGTTAACTAAACAGCAACGTGCTGAGCTAAAACAAAAGTTTGGTGGACATTGCGCTTACTGTGGTGATTTGCTTGGCGATAAGTGGCATGCAGACCATATCGAAGCAGTGAAGCGAGATTTAATTCATGTTGGTGGTGGAAAGTTAATTACGGGTGAAATGACTAGACCGCAAAACGACACTTTAGAAAACATGAACCCTGCATGTGTTCCTTGCAATACAAACAAATCGTCTATGCCGCTGGAAGGGTGGCGAAAAATGCTTACACATTACCGTGATGTGCAGTTACTACGCGATAGCACACATGCCCGCCATTTACTTCGTTTTGGTTTGATTGAAATTAAGACAAAACCTGTGACGTTCTTCTTTGAGAATTATAAAGGAGCCAGTCATGAATAAACCATTAGAAACTTTTGATATAGACGCAGCAAAGGCTCGCTACGAAAAATTACGAGGCCGATATAACCGGAGTGGGCTATCTAATACTGATTACAACGAGCTACTTCAATTAGAAAAGGCACTTGACCAAGCGAAGAAGTTTAATGCGGAGGGCGCAAAAAATGGACAGTAGATGGATTGAAGCGCAACGCCGTGAAATGGAAAAGCTTATTTCACCAGAGCTAATCAAGTCGAGGGATTTAGCACGTCAAAGTTACTTCGATCATATGGAAAAAGAAATGGCTGACCACGTATCACGCTCAATTGAACCACTCAGCGGTAAAAAGCAAAGCACTCTGGTTGAACTAAGGGAGTCAATTGAAAAACTGGCTCAGAAGTATAAACAAGATGCTCATTCTTCCAGCCTTTTTGGAGATCTGGATAAATCACGTGTTTATAACGGCATTGCCAATCAATTGGACCAGTTACTTAAGGGTTAAGTGTAATGAGCAAAGTTTTAATTGGAATTGATACTGGAGTAAATACCGGCTTTGCAGTGGCATTTGACCAGGGTAATGGTGGCCAACTACAAGATGTTGAATCTCTAACAATTACTCAGGCTATGAGCAAAGTTTTAGAGCTGGTAGAGGGTCATGGCAAAGAAAATCTAATGTTGTTTATTGAGGATGCCCGTTTGCGTACATGGTTTGGTAATGCAGATGCGCGACAAGATCGCAGTGGTGCCGGAGTTCGTGAAGGGATCGGATCCGTGAAGAGGGATGCTCAGATTTGGGAGGATTGGTGCAAAGAACAAGGCTTGAAATACAAGATGATTCACCCTGCAGCTAACAAAACCAAAACTGATGCTAAGTATTTTTCAAAACTAACAGGGTGGGCAAAGAGAACTAATGAACATGCACGGGATGCAGCAATGCTTGTATTCGGGCGATATGCAAAATTTTGATGTGAAAAAGGTTTTAACAAGTTGTTTTTTATTAAAGGTAAAGGGTAAGTAGGAAGGCGATTATGCTAGTTGAAAAGTTTGATTTTATTGAGTTACTTCGCCTTGCTATTGCTCAAAGCGAAGGTAAAGGGAAAATTACTAAGCATGTTGTTTTGGGAGAAATTGCCTTATTGCCTGCAGGTGCAAAAAAATGGGCAGAATTACTGCTTGAACGTATTGATTTTGAGCGCATTGCAGAAATCACAGAAACAAAGAAAATTTATGAGACCAGGATAATTAATGGTAAGGAATCAAAAAAGCGTATTGGTGAAATACCGGGTAAAGTTGAAATAAAAAAAGGGGAGATTAACTCAGCTGATTTTTTCCGCGTTAGAAACGTACTAGCGGGTAAGATCCATCGTGAAATGATCAAAAAGAACTTTAAGCCAAATAATTGTCAGGGCGATTTATCAAATGTGGCCAAAGGTATTGCTGAGGTTGTTTTGCGTGGGCGATTATTTACAAAGGCAATGTGTGGCCATTGCCAGGGATTAGGCAAATTGGAGTTATTTAATGAAAAGGGATATCCAAGCGGATCTAAGTTTTGTGATAAATGCAGTGGTACGGGGAAACGCCCATATACATTGCATGAAAAAATTACGATCGCAAAATTAAAAGTGTCTAAGTCTGGTTATTCTGAGCGATATGAACCATATGAATTAATTGCTGAAGCATGTATCGAAAATTGGGAAAACACCATTAGAACTAGCCTGGCTAGATCGTTTCATTTTGAACCAGAAGAAATATCATTAGCTTGACTTAAACAGAACGGTTGAGTATAAGTATTTCTAAAATGGGCGCTTTATACATGGATCGCCTGAAAAACTTAATAAAAGCTCACTAATTTTAGTGGGCTTTTTGCGTATCTGGAGCACTGGAAATGGGAAATACCTGGCATGCTGACCAAGAAAAACCAGAATTACGGCCAGATGAAAAACCTTTAAATTGCCCATTTTGTGGATCTGATTCAATTTGTACAGATTCTTCACATTATGGAAAACCAGATGAAGACGGCTCTATAGCATGGGATGCTTTCACATGGTGTCATGATTGTGGATCAAAAGGCCCTAGTGCTTGGGCGATGATCGCTTGGGATGAAAGTTTTCATTACGACACTGTTTATGAAGAAAGATCAGTTGTTAATTATGCTATTCGCCAGTGGAATACACGCAAATAAGTTTTATTAATCTCGAGAGAGGTGTTTTATAAGCACACCTCTCTTTTAGCCGGACGGATTACGGCGCATGAAGCCCTGCCAAATACTAGTTATTGGCGGGGCTTTTTCTTTTTGGAGTATGTATGACTGAATTTCAAAAAATTACGCATGAGATTAGACAGCTCCAAATAGAGCTAAATCACACAGGCAGTTGCACAACCAAAGGCCTAACAGAAGAAGAGATCGCTCACTTAGATGAGCGATTTTTTTTAGCCATAGCAAAGCAAAATAAATTAATTGCACGACTCAACAATAAACCAGAAGGCTTCTTATAAGAGGCTATTGGTATGGACGATAAAGAGTATTTTTGGCTAACTCGGAAAAAAGAACCTAAAACCAAGCCTAAATCCAGACCGCTACCTAAAGCTACTCAAAAGTACTTAGAGGCAGAGGAAGAATTTACTGAAGCTTTAGACAATCTTGAAATTAAATACGAAAAGAAATTCCAGTTTAAATCAACAAAGCATTGGCGTTTTGATTTTCATTTAATTGAACATCGTATTTTAGTTGAAATTGCTGGTGGACCTTGGTCTGGTGGACGAAAGGGCAAGCTGGCAACAAAAGCGTGGAGTATGGACCGTTACGATGTTGCTGAATCAATGGGATATACCGTTGTTCGGTTAGAGGCAGCACCAAGATTTAAGATTAATGAATCTGGTCCATTACAGATCCAAGCTCATTTCGCTAGTGAGTGGCTAAAGAATTTAAAGAGGCAAATATTTAATGGATCAGATCAGACCATTTCCTCCAACTGATTTTATGGATCAGGCAGAAGAAGAGGAAGCAATTCGTTTAATACCGGCTCCAGACCTAAAGAAATGGGTTGTGGCTAATTACTTAACTATAGGTGGACCACTTCATAACCCTGATCATAACCATATTGCTGAGTTGCTTCATGATAATGAAGAGTTCCTAGCATTTGCTTGGGCTTCTTCTGCATATAAAAGCAAGCAAGCTATGGTGTTAGGCCAGTGCGAAAAAGTCATGTTCAATGTTGGTGGCTGGCGTAAAGCTAGACAAGAGCAACAGATGCGTGACTGGTTCGGCTTTGTGCCAACTTACTTAATAACTGTCGACGCTTCTTTCTGTGAGCGTGCAAACGATACAGAGTTCTGTTACTTGCTTGAACATGAGCTTTATCACATTGGTGTGATGAAGGACGAAGACGGCGAAATCATTTATAGCGATAGTTCTGGTCTTCCTAAGCACTATCTTGCAGGTCATGACGTTGAAGAGTTTATTGGCGTAGTTAAACGTTATGGACCAAGCAAAAATGTTAAGCGACTTATTGAAGTCGCAAAAAATCCGCCGTTTGTTTCGAATCTTGATATTTCAAGATGCTGCGGAAATTGTGTAATCAATTGAGCCTTTTGGCTCTTTTTTTGTCCTGTTTGCTGTACGTAGCTGTACGAAGGGGAATTTATGGCAGCACTAAAAGAGCCTGTGAAAATATTTATTGTTCAAGCTCTTGCATGCCGTGATACCCCTCAAGAAGTGGTTGAACAGGTCAAGCAAGAGTTTGGAGTTGATATTAGTCGTAGCCAATGTGAATGCTATGATCCAACAAAATATTCGGGCAGAAACTTAAGCAAGAAATTTGTTGAGCTTTTTGAATCAACCAGAGAGAAATTTGATGAAGGCTTAATTGATATTCCTATTGCTAATAAGTACTACCGTCTGAAGCAATACCAAAGACAGCTTGATAGAACTAGAAACATTAAAACAGCGCTAAAAATTCTAGAACAAGCTGCAAAAGATATTGGTGGACAATTTACTAATCGCCAAGAAATTACAGGCAAAGACGGCGGACCAGTCCAAACAGTTAATTCAGAAATTCCAGTTCCAATGGAAGATTACTTAAAAGCGCGGAGGGAAGTCTTAGATGAGTACTGATGCGGCTCGGGATAAAGCCATCCGGATCGAGGCGCAAGAAGATTTATATTTCTTCACAAGGTACATGTTTAAGGAGCGCCGTGGTTATAAATGGATGCAAAATTGGCACCACTTAGAAATCTGCGAAGCTTTAATGAAAGTTTATCGCGGAGAGATAAAGCGGTTAATTATTAACGTTCCACCACGATATTCTAAAACTGAAATTGCTGTAATTAATTTCATGGCTTGGTGTTTTGGAAAGAAGCCTGACTGTGAGTTTATTCATATCAGTTACTCGGCAATGCTTGCCGCAAATAACGCCTTCCAGATTCGAACACTCGTACAAGAGGAGGCGTATAAAAAGGTCTTTCCTGCTCTCACATTGCGTGATGATAGTAAGGCTAAAGACTTCTGGAGGACTTCTCAAGGCGGTGTCTGCTATGCGACTGGTACAGGCGGCACGATTACCGGTTTTGGTGCAGGAAAACTTCGTAAAGGCTTTGGCGGCTGCATTATTATTGATGACCCGCACAAAGCACATGAAGCTTCATCAAAAACTATTCGAGAAGGGGTAATTGATTGGTTTCAGAACACACTCGAATCGCGTACTAACTCGCCAGATACGCCGATCATTGTGATTATGCAGCGACTTCATGAAGATGATTTAGCTGGATGGTTGCTAGGTGATAGAAAAGACGGCGTTCCTGTAGCTGGTGGTAACGGTGAAGTATGGGAGCATCTATGTCTTTCAGCTATTCAGGAAGACGGATCCGCACTGTGGCCAGCAAAACACAATATCCAAAAATTGAGGCTAATGGAGCAAGCAGCACCATATGTATTTGCCGGGCAGTACCGACAAATGCCATCACCGCCAGCAGGCGGTTTTTTTAAGCCCGACAATATTCAAATTGTTGATGCTTTGCCTGCGGATGTAGTGAAACAAGTTAGGGCTTGGGATTTTGGGGCTACCGAAAATGAGGGCGACTTTACAGTAGGTGTGCGAGAAGCTCTAGGCGCAGATGGTTTTACTTACATTGTCGATGTAACTAGAGGACAGCTTGGACCTGACAATGTGAATAAGCGCTTAGAACAAACAGCAAAAATAGATGGGAAAAAAGTTTCTGTGCGTCTACCACAAGATCCCGGTCAAGCTGGTAAATCGCAAGCTAGTTCATTTGTGAAGCTTCTTGCGGGTTATAGCGTGATAGCTAAGCCAATTTCAGGTGACAAGCTTACACGTGCACAACCATTTGCGGCCCAAGTTAACGTAGGAAATGTACGAATGCTCAAAGGTGAATGGAATAAGGATTTTATTGATGAGCTTCGTCATTTTCCTAATGGCACACATGACGACCAAGTGGATGCAGCTTCAGATGCGTTTAATGAATTACATGAAGGTTTTGAAGCCTTCTTTGCTGATATGGGATTTGCTCGATGAGTGATGTAACTTTTCAACATGCTGAATATGTTAAGAACTTGCCATACTGGCAAAAACTTGATGATGTTTGTGAAGGTGAAGATGCAGTTAAGGCTAAAGGTGAAAAATATTTGCCGATGCCAAATGCACATGATAAATCACCTGCAAATAAAAGCGCTTATGAGGCTTATCTTACCCGTGCAGTCTTTTATGAAGTAACAGGGACTACATCAAATAGTTTAGTTGGTGCAGCTTTTGCAACCGATCCAAGTTTTAAATTTCCTCCGGAACTTGCTCATTTAGAACGTAATGCAAATGGTGCTGGTTTAAGTACTTATCAATTGGCTCAAAATGGAATTCGCCATTTATTGAAGCATTATCGTTGTGCTTTATATGTAGATTATCCTGATGTGCCGCCAGCTCGTAATCTAGCGGAATTTAAAGCACAAAAAGCCTATCCGATGATTCATTTACTAAATGCCCTTGATGTAGTGAATTGGGATTCAGTAATGATCGATAACCAGAAAAAGCTTTGCTTAGTGGTTATACGTGAATTTAAGTCTGAGCGCGGTGCTGATGGATTTAGTAAAACCGAACAAGAGCAATATCGTGTACTTCGTTTAGAGCAAGAGGGTAATGGGGAATATATTTATTCCGTTCAGGTGTATACAAAGGGTGAAAAGGGTAACTGGGTTGGCGGAGATAAGAAGTTTCCAACAGATTACAACGGGAATTTCTGGACTTATATACCTTTTACATTTGTAGGTGCAATTGATAATTCAGAAGAGATTAAAAAGCCTCCATTACTTCCTTTGGCTAATCTCAATTTAGCCCATTACAGAGACAGTGCGGACTTTCAAGAGTCCGTTTTTTATATGGGGCAACCTCAATATTATGCGAAGGGTGTTAATTGGGAGTGGTATGACCAAGCCAAGAAACGTGGCATCTACATTGGTGCGAAAGTACTTTTGCCTTTACCTGAAAATGGTGGTTTAGGAATTGTACAAGCCGACCCTAATACTCTTGCCCGGGAAGCGATGAAAGATAAGTGGGAAAAAATGAAGGAGATGGGGGCGCGTTTAATTGAGAAGGGCTCGGGAAGTAAAAAGACCGCTACCGAAGCGAATAGTGATGACGCCGTTCAGCATTCAGTTCTTTCGCTCTGTGTCGTTAATATGAATGAAGCCTTGTCAGCAGCATTACGATGGGCTGCTAAGTTTGTAACGCCTAATGTGGATGTTCTAACTAAAGATGATTTGATGTTCGAAATCAGTCAAGAATTTAACAAACAGGGTTATTTAGCTGAGTTAGCTCGACAGTTATTTGAAGCAGCTCTACAAGGCCGATCTTCATTTAAATCATGGTGGGAATACAACCAAACAGGTATGTTCCCTAAACAAAAATATGAAGAAGAGCTTCAGAATGTTGAAGCAGAGCAAGATGGGACTTTAAATCAAAAGGTAGAGTGAGATGGCAACAGATATCAAAAAACTATTTGAAGCACTCACTCAGCACCAGGCCTATCTTTATCGTGCTTCATCAAAAACGGTAAATGAGTTATTGGCTTTATTCAATGATGATACGAGCAAGATGCTATCTAAGCTTCGGGATTTATTGGATGAGCTTAATGAGTCGGAGAAAGTTGCTTTAGCTGGTGGTAAATATACAACTTCAAATTTAAGGGAAATTAGGGATTTGATTGCCCAATGGTTTGCCAGTGTTAATTTAGCATTACCTGAAGCTTTTGCCGTTTCTGCTACGGCGCTGGCTGTTTATGAGGCCAATTACGTAGCTAAGCTCTATGGAGCAAAAATTAATAAGCCTGATGGGGAAAAACTATTCTTATCCGCTAAAAAAGTTCCGTTGGCAGGTGGCGCTCTTGTCGATGATCTGCTTTCAAGAATTGCTGAAAGTGCCCGTCAAAAGGTTGAGTATGCAATTCGAGATGGTATTAATTCAGGCAAAACTAACCAAGAAATTGTTCAGCGTATTCGTGGTACCAAACGGCTTAACTATGAAGATGGGATCTTAAATGGTACCAAAACTGATATTGAGCGAACGGTAAGAACTGTGCGAAGTCATGTAGCTAATCAAGCCTATCTAAATAGCTTCAACCAAATTGGCTTTGAATATGTCCGATTTGTTAGCGTTTTAGATGGACGAACTTCTAAGCTTTGCGCTTCATTAGATGGTTCAGTGTGGGAAATAAATGATCCGGCAAAGCGAGTGCCGCCGTTACATCCCAACTGTCGCAGTATCTTGGTTCCGGTCGAGAAGGACGGTCAACTTGTTGGCGAACGGCCATTTGTCATGGACGAACGTCGAGTTAAAGACATTCCAAAAGATGAGCGAAGCCATTTAATAGGGCAGTTAGATGCAAACACCACATTCAAAGAGTTCTTTAAGAAAACAGATGATTTCTTTCAAAGGGAGTGGCTAGGGCCAAAGCGCTTTAAGCTCTATAAAGATGGGAAATTTGATTTTGATAAGTTCTTTGATCCAGAGGGGCGGTTATACACATTGGACCAACTTCGAAAGTTGGATGAGCAAACCTTTAAGGAGTTGGGATTATGAGTGAGTCAAGACATTTAGTGCTAAAGCGTCACCCTACTTTGAAAGGTTATCTGGTTATTTGTGATGAAGAAACTGGACAACCTCTAGCTGGACAAAGAGCAGTACAGATGAATTCTGATGCCTTAAATGGACCCGCAACAATTACTGTAACTTTTGAAGCATATGGTGCTCATGGTGTTCGCTTAGTGAGTGATGCACCAAGGCCAAATCAAACAAAGGAAATGTAGCGAAAGGTGGTAAAAATGTCAGAAATATCTGTTGCTGAATATGTAAAAAGAAAAGAAGAGTTAGAAAGAACCCTAACATTTCAACTTGCTGAATTGATCAGTAAATTTGAAAAAGATACAGGCGTAAATGTACAAGATGTTTATGCAAATTTTTCTAGCGCCACTTGTTTGGGTGGTTCAGAAAAACACTTTCTAACTGGTGTGACAGTTAAAACCTCAATTTCTAATTAAACCAATTTATTAATTCAATAGCACCTTCGGGTGCTTTTTTTGTGAGAAGAAAATGACCAAAGACGTAACAGAGCAAGAGTTAGTTGAAAAGTCCGAGGCACCTCGAGTAACTAAATCTCAAATTGATGCATTAATGGAGCGTGTTTCTTACACGGTTGAGCAATGTCCCGGAGTCACAACATCTACTTTTGTTCATGCATTTTTAGATGGAAAGTTTTTTCTAGCTTCGGGTTTTAGTGCATGTGTGAATGCTGAAAACTTTGATGCTGAAATTGGTGAGCGTATAGCTCGAAGCAACGCAGAAAAGTCAGCCGAAAATAAACTTTGGGAACTCGAAGGCTATCGTTTATTTGCCACAAACTTCTAAGTTTTTAATCGAAATAAAGCGTCCTTAGGGGCGCTTTTTTAATGTCTGCCGGAAGCGGATGTGGACGGTGAATCCGGGCGGATGCCCATTTGTGTATATAGGTTGGATGACCAATGAAACTTAAAACAGTAATGATCGACGGTAAAGTTTATGCGGAAGTAGACGGCGATAAGCCGATCTATATTCATGATGACGGCAAAGAAATGCCACATGATGCACCACACTCGGTAGCAACAATTGCACGCTTAAACAATGAAGCTAAAACACATCGTGAAGCCAAAGAAGCAGCCGAAAAAGCATTAAAAGCTTTTGAAGGAATTGAAGACCCAGCGGCAGCTAAAAAGGCATTACAAACAATCCAAAATCTCGATGATAAAAAGCTGGTGGATGCCGGTGAAGTTGAGAAAGTGAAAGCTGAAGCTATCAAGGCAGTTGAAGAAAAATATGCTCCGATTGTTGAGCAACGTGATGCTCTAGAGGCCTCTTTACATAAAGAACTTATCGGCGGTGGTTTTGCTCGTTCTAAGTACATTCAAGACAACATTGCAGTTCCAGTTGATATGGTTCAAGCAACCTTTGGTAATCACTTCAAAATCGAAGATGGAAAAGTGGTTGCGTACGATCCAAATGGCGAAAAGATTTATTCACGTGTTCGCCCTGGTGAACTTGCAAATGTTGATGAAGCTTTAGAGTCCTTGGTTGGTGGATATCAGCATAAAGACTTAATTCTTAAAGGTGGTAAAGGAAACGGCGGTGGATTCCAAAGTGGGGGCAAAGGTGGAGCACCTGCAGGTATGAAGCGCAGCGAGATGTCTGTTTCTCAGAAAGCTGACTACATCAAAGAACATGGCAATGATGCCTTCCTAAAACTGCCGAACTAATCATTAAATATTTGGAGATAAGTAGTTATGACTACAACAGTTAATTCAGACATGATCATCTACAATCAATTGGCTCAAACTGCTTATTTAGAGCGTTTGCAGGACAATTTGAATGTCTTTAATGAGGCTTCTGCTGGAGCGATTGTTTATCGCAACGAAATCATTGAAGGTGATTTTAGTAAAGATTCATTTTATCGAGTGGGGGGAAGCATCAAGCACCGTGATGTGAACTCAAACGCTAAAGTTAATCCTGAAAAAATTGGCGCTGGTGAATCTGTAGGCGTAAAAGTCCCGTATAAATATGGTCCTTATGCTTCTACTGAAGAGGCATTCAAACGCCGTGCACGTACACCTGAAGAGTTTGCCATGATTCTTGGTTATGATTTAGCAGATGCATTGGTTGCTGGTCGTTTACAGTACAGTTTAGCTTCTTTAAAAGCTGCTATTTCTAGTAACCCGGATATGGTTGCTAAAGGCAGTATTGCTGTAGATGGGCGTAAAGCATTAACACGTGGTATGCGTAAGTTTGGCGATAAGTTTGGACGTATTAGTTTATGGGTAATGAACTCAGATACCTACTTCGATATTGTTGATGATGCAATCACTAAGCAGATTTATGGCGAATCTGAAATTGTTATCTATGGCGGTTTACCGGGTACCTTAGGTAAGCCAGTCTTGGTTACAGATGCCGTAGGTGATGATGATGCATTTGGTTTACAAATGGGAGCTGTTACTGTTACAGAATCACAAGTACCAGGCTTCCGGGCGTATGACATCAATGATGAAGAAAACTTAGGTATTGGTATGCGTGCTGAAGGCGCGTTCAACTTAGATATTCTTGGTTATAGCTGGGATACATCAAAAGGCGAAAACCCTGACCTTACTTTACTTGGTTCAAGTGCCAACTGGAAAAAACATGCTACTAGCAACAAAATGACAGCAGGCACATTGCTTGACTTGTCTGGCACAACAACTGGTTAACTCATAAACATCTCACTATAAGAGGGCTATTAAGCCCTCTTTTTACATTAAAGAGAAATGCATCATGAAGCTAATTTATACACGTATTGCTGCTGCAGCTGCGTTAGAGGTTGGAACTATTGCCAATCCTGATTATTACGAAAATCCGAATCGAAGTGCCGAAGAAGTAATTATTTACGGTGATTACCCGAAAATCCAAAATGATTACGAAGCTCTGGATATTCCAGTTGAAGTTCGCAAGTTGGAAGAGCCTGCAAAAACGACCTTGGCCACAGTAAATGTCGCGGTGGGAATTACCCCTGAGCTGCAAGAGGTCATTGATAATACAAAAGCTGAGTGTGAAAAGGTTGTTGAGGAAAACGGGCAACTTAAACAGAAAATCGAAATCTTGGAACAAGCTAGTGGTGATAGTTCGGAGTTAATTTCTGAAAACTCACGTTTAAAAGATGCTGTACTCCAAGCAGACAATGCTGCTAAAGCGGCTGAAGGAAAGGTAGTAAGCATTCAAGCAGAGTTTGAAGCTTTTAAAAATGATATTCCTGCAATGCAAGCGCGTATTGCTGAATTGGAATCTGGAAAAGCGGCAGAAAATTCAACAACAGAAACGGCAGTTAATGATTTTGAAAACTGGTCAAATGATCAATTAAAAGAGTATTTAGCTAGTAAAAACATTGGTTACAAGCCGTCTGCAACAAAAGCAGAACTCCTTAAATTAATCCCGAAGGAATAATGCAATGAGCTTTATTACTGTAGATGACGCAAATTCAATTTTGGGCAGCGATTTTGCACCAGACAGTGATAAAGCTCGTCTGGTAAAGCTGGCTAATGTTTGGATGAAAAACAGAATAGGTTTTGTACCAGATCCTATTGATCCACTTCTTAAGGACGCGGCTTGTGAAATCATCAAAGGAATTCTGGCCAAAGTAATTTATAACGGCAAAGACCAGCAGTTGAAGCGTAAGAAAGTTAAAGCTGATTCTGTTGAGTCAGAAAAAGAATACCAAGATGGATCTGAAGCAATTTCTAGCTTTGAACAGATTGCAATTGATTTTATTGATTCACTTGATTTGAAAGATCCAAATGCAAGTTTTAATGGCTTTGGCATACCACTTTACAGGGCATGATATGGGCTTACGTGACGAAATTCAGGCAGATATTACCGAAGCATTTAATGATGATTTAGCGGACGCCGTTCATTCTTTTACATGTGACCGGGTTGTTAGCACAAAGTGGAATCCTAAAACGAATACTTCAGAAGACATTGTTGAGCAGTATGAAGGACGAGGGGTTTTGTTTGGTTCATATAGCCAATATGAAATTTTGACACTTGGAGTATTGGCCACAGATAAAAAAGCTACTGTGCTGCAGAATGAAGTTACAAAAGAGCCAAAGATTAATGATGAATGGAACACTGCGCAAGGTACCTTTCGAATCATGCATATTAAACAGGACCCAATTGGTGCAAGTTGGAAATGTCAGTTAAGGAAAGTTTAATAACTTGGACTGCACTTGAAGTTTATGACAGCGTTCAGGTGATACCTGACGATGACCTTAAGCCCCATTCATTAATACATTGCGAATGCCATCCCAAATATGAGGATGGCATTTTTATTCATAACTCATTTGATGGTAGAGAGGCCACTGAAACACTCTTACCAAACTAAAAGGATGGCCATGATTAATACTGATTATGTTCCTGAATGGTATATCTCACCATTTCAACATGTGCAGTACACGCTTGCTCGAAATCAGCTTCACATGGATCTGTTATTCGAGGACATGAATAACGTTGATAAGTTCTTGTCTGTTGAAGGCGCAGCGGCACAAGTTGATTTCTATTCTGATGGTACTTATGCAGTTGTTTAACTTGGTGATACTTCAGAAAGGAATTTAATTGAAGTGTACGGATTGCTTTTACATGAAGCAGTTCATGTTTGGCAGAAGGTTAAGAAGTTGATGGGAGAAAAAGAGCCCAGTTCAGAATTTGAGGCTTATTCAATTCAATCGATTGCTCAAGACCTTTTTAAAATGTATGAAGAAAGCGAGAAGTAAAATGTTCCATAGCGTGAATGATGGTAAAGGCAATCGCAGAATATATGTGAATAACAATGAAATTAAACATGTTCTTTGGGCGAATGAGGAACAGGGTTTGGTTTGTTGCTTCCAGTATCCATACAAGGTTAATAAGCGCAAAGATGGGCTTTGCACAAGAATATTGCGTGGCAAAGTTAAAGTGGAGATGATCAATGGGGTGGACTGGAGTAAAGCCGACCAGCTTTAGTTTTGAAGTTGCGAAACAGGCAGATGAACATGTGAAGAAAATCACCATGGATACACTGCAATCACTTGTTGTTTCTAGTCCAGTGGATACTGGAGCTTATCGGGCTTCTCACATTGTTTCTGTTGGATCTGGCGATTACGGAGTGCGAGAGCCATCTACAAATGCTGTGCAAGATGCAGCGATTCAAGCTGTGAAATTTAAACTTGGTAGTTTGATCTATATTCAAAACAACCAGCCCTATGCTGAGCGCTTAGAGAATGGTTGGTCCGATCAGGCGCCATTAGGCATCTATAGCACAACGTTTACTTATATTACTCAAAAGTACGGTGGCTAAAATGGCAATGACATTAGAGCAGGCTCGGCAAGCAATAGTCGATCGTATGATTAGCTTCACAGGAATTTCTCAAGACAGAATCCAATATCCAAATGCTCCAGGCTTCATAGTGCCAACGAAAGGCTTATGGTGCCGATTAACAATCAAATGGGGACCAAGTTTCATAGCTGGGCTAGCAGATACACCAAGTACTCGCCGTACAGGAAATATCTTGATTCAATGCTTTGCAAGACCGAATACTGGGGACCAGGAAATAACTGTATTAAGTGTGGAATTACTTTCCCATTTTGAATATTTCAGAATCGAACATTTAGAATGTTTTCAAGGTCAATCGATTGATGCAGGTAAAGATAATGATTTTGTGCAGTACAATGTGACAATTGGATTTACGGTGAACTGAGATGAGCGAAGATTACTTACGTTATATGACTGAAAGACAGGAGTTAATCAACAACATTAAATTACTAAGTGCTGAGCCATCAAATTTACAGAATTTAGAAAGTAAAACGATTTCTGAATTGATGCGCATTTATTACGCAGGTTTCGATAATCATTGTCCACGCTGTGGAGACAAAATAAAGATTCTCCCATTTAAGTCAATATATAGATCGAACTCCTCATAAAGTTCTTTAAATAAAACATACCGCCGAAAGGCGGTTTTTTTTCGCCAGTAATTTAACGGCCACCTTCGGGTGGCTTTTTTTATGCCTATAAGGAGTAAAAGCCATGTCGAGTGGTGCACGTCAGCTGACACAAATCGCAAGAGAAACAACGGTAGGTGTAACACCGACACCGTTTGCTCGAACAACCTTTGAATTTACAGACAATGGCTTAGATGCCACTGTTTCTAAAGAAGAATCAAAGTCTATTACTAGCGGGCGCATTGCTCGGTCATCAATGATTACAGGCGCAGAATATGCCGGTGACTTAAAGTGTGAGGCAAAATATAGCCAACTTGTACAAGACTTAATGGCTGCTGCAGCTTTTAATAGTTGGTCATCCAATGTCCTTACTTTTGGTGGGGCACTACGCCAAACATTCTCAGTACTTCGAGGTTTTGAAGATGTTAATGATTACCACGTGTTCCGAGGTTGTCATGTAAATACATTCAGTATTGAAGTTCCTGAAGCTGGATTTATTACGATGGCTTTTGGCCTAATGGCTTTAGGTCGAACTAACTTTTCAGCGCCTCCAGCTGGAACAGTAACTCCAGCAGATAATAACCCTAAGCTATCTAATGTATCTGTGGGTGAAATCTTGATTGATGGTGTTTCTCAAGCTGGTATCTCTTGCTTGACTGCATTCTCATTCAAATGGGATAACACAATGAAGTTACAGAAATGCTTAGGTGAAGGAATCAATGCCCGAGCTATTTTAGAGACACTTGCTGCTGGTACTGGTTCTTTCACTGTTGCATGGTCAAGAAATACTTCAGACATGTACGAAAAACAATTCACCAATGCAACCATTTCTTTGAGAGTCCCAATTACTGATACTTTAGGGAATTCTTATGAAATTGTTATTCCTAAAGCAGAAATTACTGCGACTTTGCCAAGTGGTGGAAACAGCGATATTTTAAACTCCTCGTTTGAATATAAAGTTGCTGATGAAGAACCGACAATTACACGTATTCCAGCGCCAGCACCTAACCCAAATCCTTAATTTAATTTACCAATAGCAGCCTTTATGGCTGCTTTTTTTGGAGCTTAATATGGCTTTAAAAGTAACAATTCAAACAAGCAAAACTGTCAGTAAATGGCGAGAATATACGGACACGGAAGGAAATGTACTAGCTGAGTTTAAAATTCGTGGATCTGGATATAAGCCGTATCAAGTGGCATTAGAGCGTGCGAATAATCAGATTACCTCAAAAGGTTTTGATGTTAGTAAAGCTGGAAAAGATGACAAACTTTACCACGAACTGCTTCTCGAAGCTGCAGCTTGCCACTTAATAGAAGACTGGAAAGGGGTCATCTTTGAAGAAATGAAAGAAGGCGGAGAAGTTATTGAAACTGAACCGGAGTATTCACCCGAAAATGCGACAAAGCTTCTAAACATGGGTGATATTGGCATTTCAATTTGGTTATACGTAAAGCAAGAAGCTGAAGATATCCAGAAAGAAGCAGATGCATTCCGGAATGAAGTGGTGGGAAAGTCACAGCCCTCTACAACTGGTGCAAGTTCAACTCAGAAGAAGAAGCGAGCGACTACAACGCGAAGCTGACAGCGATCGCAAAAGCCTTAAATCTTCAAAATGCTAAGGTCATTGAGAAGCCCGAGTATTCTTATACATCAAATGCGATTCTTTCTGCTTATAACGTTATTTCACGGTCTAGACGATATGAGCAAGGTATTCCGTTGTCTTTGGATATTTCGGCCATCTCTGCATACTGTGAGCACTATGAATTACCAGTAGACAGAGACATCTTTAATGATTGTATTTTTGCAATTGATAATCTCTTCCTAGATGAGTCACATAAAAAATCAAATAACTCTAAAAAATAACCCTAGAGGTATTTACTGAAAATAACTCTAGAGTTATAATTTCACCATCAAGTTAATAAGGGGACGGTGTGAAAAGTCTGGATTTAATCAAATTGATTGAAGCAGACGGTTGGTATGAGGTTCGGGTTACAGGAAGTCATCATCACTTCAAGCACCCAAACAAAAAGGGATTAGTTACTATCCCGCATCCTAAAAAGGATTTACCAAGCGGAACTGTTAAAAGCATTTTGAAGCAAGCGGGTCTAACGTGACCCGCTTCAATCAGACACATATAGTCCTATTTCGCAGTACGATTTTGTACAAGAGGTGAGTGCAATGTTGTATCCAATTGCTATTGAGAGAGGTATCGACACTGAAGCCTTTGGTGTCACCGTTCCAGATATTCCAGGATGTTTTAGCGCAGGCGATACATTAGAGGAAGCTATCGAGAACGTTAAAGAGGCAATTTCTGGCCACTTAGAAATTCTTGCTGAAGATGGAGAGGAAATTCCATTAGCATCGGATGTCAGTAAGTTTATTGACCAAGAAGATTATAGAGGTATGATCTGGGCAGTTACTGAGGTTGATGTCAGCCGTTATTTAGGTAAGCCGGAAAAAATCAATGTAACTTTACCTAGCCGTTTAATTCGGAAGATTGATGATAACGTAGGTAAAGATAAAAGATTTAAAACTCGATCAGCATTTTTGGCCGCCGGTGCTGAAAAGCTGTTACATGCTTAATGTAGTGAAGCCACTCAATCGAGTGGCTTTTTAATGTCTGAAAAAATAAAGATTTAAAAGCTGTAAAAATATATAATCTAAACAATGGATTATAAGATTTAAATATATGTTAGAAAAACTTTTATATGCACTGGGGTTTTCTATTTTTATTGTGGTTTTAATTAGCTGCACTAAAAAAGTTGAAATAAAACCACTTCCTCCTTCAGTTGAAGAGGAGTATCTAACTTCAAAACATGAAATAGATAAGATGCTTGATGCATTAAATAATCATGATGTACCAAATGATGAGAAGCGAGAAATATTGTGTAAGACATATCCCGAGGTCTACAAAAAACACTATATGCCAGCTCTACTCAAGCTATCACCTGATACATATACAGAGGAAACTTTATTAAGAGATTTTGAGGCTGTGATTAAATTTTATAAACAAGCTTGGTCAATTAAATGTAGTCTATATCGGTATATGTGACATTTAGTAACCAGTTTGTTAAAGTTAGTACAATTTATAACAAACGGTGAAATTCATGAAAAAATTCTTAGCTGCGGGTTTATTGAGTTTGGGCTTGGTAGGGTGCTCAACTACCATGCCTATTAACTATATAGCTTCTCCTTCGATCCGCGGGCAAGGAGAGATTGCAGTTGGGCGATTCCAATACACACCTGCTCAACAAGGTTTAGTTAAAAAAAATGAATTTCAAAAGCCATCTGCTGCGATTGGAACAATGTATATGTCTGATAATGCTGATGCACTGTTAAAATCTTCCTTAACAAAAGAATTAATAGCAGCTGGGTTTAACCCAAATGACAATGCGGAAATAACAATAAATGGGGACATAAAGCAATTTCTGTATGACTGGATTGGATTTGTTGAAGTAGATTTCTATTTAGATGTGGAATATACAGTAACTAAAAATGATCAAGTTATTTATAAGAAAATAATTAAGACTCACAAGGCTTCACCTAAGGCAATGGGCGGTACAGACTCCGAAGCTGTTCGTTCGGCAATATCAACTAATATTGGTGAGTTATTGCAAGACTTGAAAAGTCAAAAAATTATTTGAGGCAGAATGAGATGAAGAAGGTTGTTTTATTGAGTTTGGTTCTAGGTTTGGGAGGCTGTGCAGCCACAACAGATATGATGAATAATCAATACATGTCTGTAATACCAACATCAACGGATCTCAATGGCTTTTGGACGGGCAATAATGGCCCATACGCTGTGACTTACTCATTCAATAAAGATGGCACTGGTCTAATGTGTTCCAGTTGGAATGGTAAAGATTCTATTGAAAAGCTAAAAGTAAATGGTAATGAAATTATTGTTCAATCAGGGTTAAAGCAAACGATTAAAAGTAAAACTGACTCTAAACTTGAGTTAAAAGTTAACTACTATGGTGGAGGTAGTTACCAGTACAGCCCAGATCCAAACTTACAAAATGCATCGCCATATTGTGAGAAAGCACTGAGAAATTAATTCAAATTAAACAATTAACCCGCGAAAGCGGGTTTTTTATTGCCTAGAGGAAAGTAAGATGGCACAAGAATCCCGTTTGGTCATTGTAATTGATGCTAAAAATGCAGAACGAAATGCGCGCAATCTAGGCAATGAGTTGGATAGCATTGAGCGCAAAGGCGACTTTGCAAGTAAATCAATGGATAGTTTGTCTATGGCAACGCGCCAACTTGCTGGCTACATGGCTGGATTGGTTACTGTAAGTGCTGCCATTAATAATATGGACACTTATACGGGCCTTCAGAACCGTCTAAAGCTCGTTACTAATAATCAAGTTGAACTAAATAAAGCAACGGAAGACACTTTCCGAATTGCTCAAAAAACCTATTCAGCATGGGATTCTGTTCTACAGGTCTACCAGCGTTTTAGTGATAATGCCAAAACTTTAAACCTCACAATGGATGACACAGCACGTTTAACTGAAACAGTTTCTAAAGCTGTAGCAATTAGTGGTGCAAGTGCACAAGCCGCAGATGCTGCTTTGGTTCAATTTGGGCAGGCCTTGGCAAGTGGAACGTTGCGTGGAGAAGAACTTAATTCTGTAATGGAGCAAACCCCAGCATTAGCTAAAGCAATTGCTCAGGGTATGGGTATTACTGTAGGCGAATTACGGTCAGTAGCTGCAGAAGGAAAAATTACTTCTCAAGAGATTGTAAAAGCACTTAGAAATGTAGAAAAAGATGTAGATGCACTTTTTGCAAAAACCGATATCACTATTGGACAGTCTTTGACGCTGCTCAACAACGAGATTACTAAATTTGTTGGGGAGTCAGGAAAGGGCTCAGGTGCAGCACAAGTTTTAGCGGGCAACATTCAGACTTTAGCTGGAAATCTAGATGTTTTAACTTCTGCAATGATGGTTGGTGGTGCTTATTGGCTTGGAACCTACATTCCTGCAATTTATGCCTCAGGTGTTGCTGTAGCTGCAAAAATTAAGGAATTAGCTGCTCAAACAGTTACGCAATATGCTGCAATTCAAGCCGAGCGCGCAGCTGCAGCTCAACAAGTAATTAGCACTCAAACAGTTGTTGCAAATACTCAAGCAACTTTAGCTGCTATTGCGTCTGAGAAAGCTCTAGAAGTACAGCGCCTTAAATCTCAAATTACTGAAAAAGGCAGAACAGCGACATTAACTCGTATGGCTGAGTTAAAGAAAATTGAGGCTCAAGTTACAAGAGAATTGGCACTTGCTGAAGAAGCATTGGCTGTAGCTCAATCAAGATCAGCAGCAGCCGGTGCGGCAAGTGTAGGGATAGGATCACGGCTTTTAGGTTTACTTGGTGGTCCAGTTGGTATCGGGATTACAGTAGCAAGTTTAGCAGCTGGATATTTATTAATGCGAGACAACACAGCTGAAGCTAATAAAAAGCTTGAAGAACAGGCTCGAGTTGCAGAAAAGACAGACGAAGCATTAAAGAAATTAGCTGGCAATGATAAAACAAAGGCAGTTGATGATTTAACGGCAGCATTCAATGCCCAAAATGAAGCTTTGAGTAAGTCATCTCTTGCTGTAGGGGCTGCATTAATTGATATAGAAAACTATGCTCGTGGCAACAGGGAAGTAGAAAATATTTCCCAAGAAGCACGCAAAGGAACTATTAGTTATGCAGAAGCTATCGAGCGTTTAAATAAAATTAAGCTGCCAACAGATCTGTATGAAAACCTTAAGAAACAAGCAGCGCAGTACGATGAGAATTCTTCTAAAGCGAATTTATCTGCTGAGAAACTGAAGTTATTTGGTATTGAAGTAAACCTTGCTGGTAACAAAGCACAAAATGCTGCTGTTCAAGTAAAAGGAAATACTGATGAGCTAAATAGCAATGCGAATGCAGCAGATAAAGCTGCTAAAGCTCAAAAAGGTTATTTTGATAGCCTTCGTACTGAAGTTCTTAAATCTAATGAAGAGTTGGCTTTATTAAATCTTGGCTACAGTGAAGAAACTGTTAAGAAGATTATTGAACTGCAAAAAGCTAAACAGGCTGTTGCTCCTCCAGGCACCACTGCAATTGTCACTAAAGAGGAGATGGATTTAGTTGCACAAGCTCAAAAGACTCTCGATGTACTTAAAGACAAAAAAGATGAGTTAACAGCTGCCGAACGTAAACATACAAGTGAACTTGAGAAACAGCAAAAAGTACTCAGCATTAATGCAAAAGTTCAAGCTAATGCAGCGAAGTATAATTTTTCTGGAATTGAGTCTAAGTACAACTTGCCAGCTGGGACCTTGTCAGCAATCCATATGATCGAATCTCGAGGTAATGCAAAAGCTTATAACAAATCTACTGGGGCAACTGGTGGATTTCAATTTCTGGAAGGCACAGCTAAGCAATATGGCGTGAAGGACCGTACTGATTTAGCACAGTCAGCAGAGGGTGCTGGCAAATATATGTCATATCTTTTAAAGCTCTTTAAGGGAGATTTGGAGAAGGCTGTACGTGCTTATCATGCTGGTGAAGGTAATGTTCAAAAGGGTAAGGGTATTGGCAAATACAACAACCAATACTGGAAAGACTTTCAGGGTTATATGGCTGGTATTAATGGCTATACAGCTGGCGACATTTCTTCTAAAGACTTTGATAAGCTCATTCAAGACGCCACCAAAATGGCAGAAGAACAGGCTAAGTTACGCCTTCAATTGGAAAACGATGTAGCCAATGAAGTGACAAAGATCAGAAATGATCTTGCTAAGAAGTTGGAAGATGTTGATAAAGCTAATTTTAGTCCTGAGCGTAAAGAGCAAATTAAGGCTGAACTTCAAGCACGAGCTGATAACGAAATTGCGATAGCACAACAAACACTTAAAACCAAGTTGGAAGACTATAAACAATTTGATTTGACTGAGGAACAACTTCTCTTAGACAGTTTCAATAGAAAAAAATTTGTTGCTGCTCATGATATTCAATTAAGTAAAGAACAGCGTGATGAAGCTATTAGTTATCTTGATCAACAATATCAGCATGAATTGAAACTATTGCAACTTACAAAAGCTGCTCGTCAGGCTTCATATGAGCAATCAAATTTGAAAGCCTTACTTGAACTAAAACAAGAGAGAGAAAAGTTTGCAACACCTGTTGGGCAAAGACCAACTCTTTCTTTACAGTTTAGTGAAAGAAATGCTCTTGGTGAAAATGACAACTCGTTAATTAATAAAGGACGAGATCTCAAGATGCAACTTGAACAAAAGGAAATCACCGTTCTTGAATACAACAAACGAATTGAAGATGCAGTAAAAATTCACGAAGAAAACAAATTAAAGATCCAAGAAGAGCATGCTGAGAAGTATAAAGATTTGGTAAATACCCAATATCAAGCTCAATTAGGTCTTTATAGTGATTTATTTACCCAAGCTTCAGGAGTCTGGGGAAATATGACAGCAATGATAAAAGAGTCTGCAGGTGAGCAAAGCGCTGCATATAAAGCAATGTTTTTTGTTCAACAAGGTATCGCTATTGCTCAAGGTATTATCAGTACTGAATTAGCAGCAGCCAAAGCATTAGAGCTAGGTCCTGTTCTTGGTATCCCTGCAGCAGCTGTAGTTCGAGGATTAGGTTATGCTTCGGTAGGTCTAATTGCAGCACAAACAATCGCTGGCTTCTCAGATGGTGGTTATACAGGTAACGGCCTTAAACATACTCCAGCAGGGATTGTGCATAAAGGTGAGGTTGTTTGGTCGCAAGATGATATCAAAAGATGGGGAGGTGTTAGCGTTGTTGAAAGCATGCGTCAAAGCAAACCAAGTGGTTATGCGAATGGAGGTTATGTTACTAACAACACTGCTGAGGTTATAGCAACCCGTCGGGAGGCACGACAATTTGATGCGATTAATTCTGGAAGAATTGAGAAGTCTCAACCCACTGTGACCATTATCAATCAGACTTCGGAAAAAGTGGATGCTACCTCTGAATGGGATGGTAAGGAGTTAACAGTTATCTTAAAAGAGTATCAAAAACAAAATGAGGCAATGGTGGATGCAAAGATTGAAAAACGATTCCGAATGTCTAAGCGACAGGGTTGGTAAATAGACATCAATCAATTGTAATCATTAAACTTATGGTTCAGAAAGTGTGAAATATCAATACATTTGGATGGTGATTTTATGGTTACAATTGATATGATAATGGACCAAAAAATTAATATGGGTGTAGGTTGAGACATTCAGCGCAACCTTCACCAAGGTATCAATAAAGTAATACGATTGAAGGATAGAATAAATGACTGAAAAACCAAATAAATTTGTTGAAGAAATTGCAATACAGATTACTGACGGAGATAAAGCTAATCGTCTTTTAGTTGGTAATTTGGTTCGTTTTTTATCACAGAAAGGATTGTTAGATTTGGATGAATATTTAGCATCAGTTGAAGAGCTTAAAAATGAAATTAATGTTTTTGAGAATAATGATTCTGAAAATTCTATTGTGAATAAATATCTGGATATCCATATTAATGATTTTAAAGAGCCAGAATGATGTTATCTCTCCTGCGTTAATTGCAGAATAGTTTTATTAATCTAGTCATATTTTGGATATGACTCTTAAAAGCTCGCTTAACGCGGGCTTTTTTTGAGATAAATTAATTGGCAATAATCATGTCAGCTTTTTTTGATTAGCCTTGTATACTTTTTAATAGAGGAAAATTAATTAATTGATTTTTCTTATTAAAAATTAGTTAATAGTAAGCTTCTATTAACCACACTGGATCAAATAAAAGGAAAGCTAAATGAATACACATGTTGTTGAAGATTTAAAAATGGAAATTAAGCAATTGTCAGAAATTTTAGTTATGAAAAATTGCCAATTTTCAAATCTAGAAAAAATGGGGAAATTAGGTTTTATTAATTCAATAGATGACGATGTGAAAAAAGATGCGGAATCTCTGAATATTCCTTTAAATCTTGGTCAAATCTATACAGATGAAATGGATAGATTGAGGGATGAAATTTATTCTTTAAATAATGAAATTGCGAATTTAAAGCGAAATTTAGAAAGCGCTTAATAAATATAAAGAACCCACTCGAATGAGTGGGTTTTTCATTTTGTGTTTTAGCCCATTCGCCCAGGATATCCAAGGGGGAAATTTAAGAGCGAGAAAAACTGAACAATATAATAGGGGCTTTTTTAGCACCTTTTATATTTTTACGTACAAAAAACCCTCGACTGCAATCGAGGGTTTTTTGTTTTCCATCACTCGCGAAAGTATGAAAAGAGATGAATCTATATGGAATATTTTAAACCAATAGTGGAGCTTCTAAAAGTGTCTATTGAAAAGTATGGTTTATGGCAGACAATTCTCGCCTTTTTAACATTATTTTCTATACCAATTCTATTATGGAAATTACCCGAAATCATTGCTGCAATTAAAGCTTAAAACCGACCCAAAATGAGGTCGGTTTTTTATGGATTCAATTTATGAGCGACCTTAAATTCACATTTGAATGTGACTTAGATGGCAATAGTAATACCCAGCGCTTTAATACGTTATCAAGCAAATTTGGCGATGGTTATGAACAAAACATCTCAGTTGGTATTAATAACCGATCTGGTGAATGGACTTATCAAAGAACGGCTTATAAAGCTGAAATTATGCAAATCAAAGCATTCTTTGATGATCATAAGGGTGCGGATTCTTTCCTTTGGGATTCGCCATTAGACGGTGAAGTCCGAGTTAAAACAGGTACTGAATACCAACCTCGCCAAATTGGCGGTGACACTTGGCAAATTTCCACAACGTTCACCCAAGTTTTTTACCCTTAACAACTAACTATTTCATAGCCCCTTAATTGGGGCTTTTTAATGCGAGTAAGAAAATGACGATTCAAACAGTAAATCTTGGTTCGGCACCGACTGGCGCAGGCGGCGACACATTTCGCTCTACTGGCGCAAAAATGAATGAAAACTTTACGAATAACACCCATGCAGCTAGTCGATATGTGGGTACTGCTTCTGGAAATCTAATGGAAGTTGGTGCATTTGGTCTGGGTGGTACTGGAACATCACATTTAAATGTAAATTCTTTAAGTGATGTCAAAAATATTGTTCAAAACCAATCAAGAATATTTCGTGCGGATGGGGGTAACATTTTTCAGCTTTACGCTCCCACACTCTATATGAAGACTCAAGATACGAATGTGGCAATATCTTTTGGTCCATTTAATGGAGATGTGAAAGCGGCAGGCTGGACAGATGGTTCAACAGATTTTACAGCTAAATATTTCTTCCGAACTTCATCAAATACAACCGTAGATGCAAATGGATTTTTAAAGAATGCATCACCAGTTGTTAAGCTATTTGCAGATAAAATTGAGCCCAATGATGAAGCTGCTGAACAGCCACTTTCTTTTGAAAAACCAGACATTGGTCATTACCTTGTTAAAGGATCATCCGGTTTTGCGAAAGAAGGCTGGTGGATAGAAATTCCAACTGACACCCACGGTAATAAGATTTGTGCAGTTGAATATCAAACTTTAGAAAACGGTGATCTTGAAATTAAGACATTCAAGAAAAAGCTAAATGATGAAGGTGACATTGTTGCCAATCTTGATGCACCAATTGATATTCCAAACAATGCAAATGGTGAGCCGCGCTGGATCGATATACGTTTAAATACAGTTAAACGAAAAATTATAAGAAAGGTGCCACGCACTGAAAAACAACCACGCATGGTTCAGCAAATCAAATATTCGATGCAACCAACTTTCATGACTCGTTTAACTGAACTTATTGATGATGAAGGCAAGGTTGTAATAGTGGATGGAAAACCTTTTCAGAAAAAAGAAACTTATCTTGTCACTGATTCTACTGGAATGGCAACACTCACAAAACAACCTGTCATTAATGAAAATGGTGAGCCAGTTTTTGAATGGGTACAAGCAGTGGATAGCGAAGGAAATCCTGTTTTTGATGATGTACCAGTCTTAGACAAAGATGGAAATCCAATCTATGACGAGGTAATTCATGAGTCTGAATAGTGATTTCCAGAAGCTGTATGTAGATGGGTTAATTCACTTGTATGAACTAGATGCCAGCTCACTTGGGGCTGGCATTTTACGTTTCCACGGGCATATCGCTTTTCAAGACTGGGAAAAAATTTACTCATCCATCGGGTCTGACGGATTAATCGGTGCAGATGCAGGAAGCATTGGAAAGATATTTGATATTGGTGACCAGAAGGTATGGAACCGCAATATTATTTGGCAAGGTCAAGTTTTTGAGCCAATGGCGCTTGAAGTATCTGGTCTTGAGATGCGTTCAGATGGTAAAGCATCAGCACCCACTTTAAGCATGGCCAACAACATAAATGGCATTCAAAATGCTGTTTCAGCTTACTGTTTGCAGTTTAAAGACTTTGCTGGCGCAAAACTTAAAGTCATTACCACACTTGCCAAATATCTTGACGCTGAAAACTTCACTTCAGGTAACCCAACTGCATCGAATGAATCAAAAGAGCAAATCTGGTACATCGAGCAAAAGACATCTGAAAACGCCCAACAGGTAACTTTTGAGCTGTCTAATCCAATCGATTTTCAAGGTCTAAAAATCCCTGTTCGCCAAATTACCTCATTATGCCATTGGTGCATGGTCGGGAAGTACCGGGGCGAGGAATGTGGTTACACGGGTGTAGCAATGTTCACTGATAAAGATGAGCCAACTGATAATCCGGCACTTGATCGATGTGGTGGACGTTTACGGTCTTGCAGATTACGTTTTGGTGAAAATAAACCGCTGCCATTTGGTGGGTTCCCGGCTTCAAGCTTATTGTGAGGTCTTATGAAACTTACAGCAAAACTTAAAAAAGCAATCATGGCCCACGCAGAAAAAAGTTATCCGGAAGAATGTTGCGGGATAATTGTAGGTGGTAAATATTTACCATGCACTAATATTGCCCCAACAGTTTATGATCAAAATGGCATTATTAAACAGGATAAAACAACTAATTTTGAAATTGATCCTGAAGATCTCGTGTCTGCAGAAAATCAGGGTGAAATTCAAGCTTATGTTCATTCGCATCCAGATGGCACTACCAGAGCTACTGATTTGGATCGTATCCAAATTGAACTACATAAAACGCCATGGGTCATTTGCTCCTATCCAGATCTGGATTTTCAAGTTTATGAACCTTGTGGTTATCGCGCCCCCTTAGTGGGGCGTAATTATATTCATCATTATCAGGACTGTTATGCACTAGTCCGTGACTTTTATGATCGTGAGCTAGGTATTAAGTTGCCAGACTTTGAACGAAAAGATGGCTGGTGGGAAGACAAAGATCATCCGTCAATATTAATTGATAACTTTCCAAAAGCCGGTTTCTATGAAGTGGATACCCCGCAATATGGAGATATGTTGATTTGCCGGGTACCGCGTACAGAACACCCAAATCATTGCATCATTTGGCTTGGTGATAATGCAATGCTGAAGTCCGAAGATACAGAACCTTGTATTGGCAATACATTAATTTTGCATCAGCTTCACGGGCGTAAATCTATTCGTGAAATCTATGGGAAACAGTGGGCCAACAAAACTGTTAAAATATTGAGGCATAAAGACAGGAAGTAAGCATTATGAATAATGAAGAAATAGACGAGATGCTTTTAGATGAAAGCTTTAAAGCAACTTTTTTAGCTTCTGCCACTCAATTAAATAGAGACATTCAAAAATTGAGTTTGGAACATAGCAATCCTATTGAAGCAGCCAATATTTATGCCCAAGAATTAAAAGACAAGTTGTTTGTAAATACAACTCAAGATGAACAACATCAATTGATTAATAAAATATCAATGTCTTATTTAATATTTGCTCGAGCCCTAGAAACGAATGCATATGATATAGAGCGCCTAATTGAAAATGCTCAATATGTAAAAGATTTTATGAAACGATTTCTAATTAACTTTTCTTCATGAGAATTTGGATTTTAACCTAAAACCGCCCGATTTTGACGGCGGTTTTTTTATTGTCCAAAAGGATGAACTATGCTTAAAACAATTAAGCTTTACGGCATCTTGGGGCAAAAGTTCGGTCGTGAATTTAAGCTCGATGTCGCAAATACTCGCGAAGCAATGCGGGCATTATCTGTTCAGATTGTTGGGTTTGAACATTTTATGTTGCATGCACATGAGCAAGGCCTACGCTTTGCCGTGTTTTTAAAAGGAAAAAAATCAAGTAATAAGCGAGGCAAGAAACGTCCAGCAATTTACGACCATGAATCCAAGCGTCTAATCACTGGTGACAATATCGGTGAAGAACAGCTTGATATGAATACTGAAGCTGAGGTTATTCATATTGTTCCACGTGTTATGGGGGCAGGCGGTAATGGAATATTACAGACTGTTTTAGGTGCTGTGATGGTCGTCGTGGGGGTTTTGGTAACTGTAGGCACATTGGGCGGTGGAGCACCACTCGGTGCTGCATTGATTGGTTCAGGTATTGGCATGATGCTTGGTGGGGTGGCTATGATGCTTATGCCAAAGGTTGATACGACTCAAGATCAAAACCAAGACGGCAATAGAGCAAATAAGGGCTTTGGCGGTGCAGTTACCACCGTTGCTCAGGGCAACCCAGTACCTATTTTATATGGGCAACGTGAGATTGGTGGATTTATTGTGAGTGCTGGTCAATATCCAGAAGATCAGATGTAAATTCAAGTTATTAAATAGGCGCTTTCTAGCGCCTTTTTTATTGCGTGAGATTTCTTATGAATGCAGTAGTAGGCGCAAAAAAAGGAAGTAAAAAACAACGGCAACCTGTCATTTCACCAGATTCTGCTCAATCGAAAACCTTTATCAAGGTTCTATATGGTTTAGCTGAAGGCGAGATTGAAGGTTTAGCTAATGGGCTTCAGTCAATTTATTTAGAAGAAACTCCACTTCAGAATGCAGATGGAAGCCTTAACTTTGAAAATGTAAAAGTTGATTTTAGAAATGGTACTAATGATCAGGAATACATTGAGGGTTTTCCTGCAGTAGAAAGTGAAACTGCCATCGATGTGGAGTTAAAGTCTGAAACGCCATGGGTTCGAGCTTTTAGTAATCTTGATCTTGATGCTGTTCGTTTGCGCTTAAAGTGGGGTCCTTTGCGCACTCAGAATGCTACAAATGGTGATGTATCAGGCGTAACGATCGAATACGCAATCGATTTACAGACAGATGGAGGTGTCTGGACTGAAGTACTAAAAACCAAGATTTCAGATAAAACTTCTGCTAATTATGAACGTGCTCATCGTATTGATTTGCCTCGAGCTGACTCAGGTTGGCTCATACGTGTTCGCAGACTTACACCGAACTCAACGTCAGAGTATGTCAGTGACAAGATGTATATTGAAGCAGTGACTGAAGTCATTGATGCAAAATTACGTTACCCAAATACGGCTTTGCTTGGTCTTCAATATGATGCCGAGACTTTTGGAAACGTTGCGAAAGTTGCTGCAGATACAAAGGGAAGAATTCTAAAGGTTCCTACTAACTACAATCCCGCAACACGACAATATGTTGGGATGTGGGACGGTACTTTCAAAGAAGCCTATTCTAATAACCCGGCATGGATCTATTACGATATATGCACAGTAGACCGTTATGCTTTGGGTGACCGATTAACTCCACTCATGGTTGATAAGTGGTCTTTATATCGCTTGGCACAATACTGTGACCAAATGGTGCCAGATGGACTTGGCGGACAGGAACCACGCTTTACTTGTAATGTTTATCTTCAGAGTGCTGAAGGCGCTTTTGAGATTTTAACAAAGCTAGCTGGTGTATTTCGTGCGATAACGTTTTGGGATGGTAATAGCATTATTTGTGATGCGGATATTCCTCAAGACACATATTTCACTTATACGCGTGCCAATGTCATTGATGGCAATTTTGAATATGCAGGTACTCGTGCTCGAGACAGGCACAATGTTGTAAAAATTGCATGGGATAACCCGGCTAATCACTACAAAACCGAATATGAGTTTGTTCGCGATGAAAAGGCGATTGCTGAAGCAGGTCAAGTTCGAATTTTAGAAATTGATGCTTGGGGATGCACGTCGCGTGGACAAGCGCAGAGAGCAGGCTGGTGGGCATTAAAGTCTGAGCAATTAGAAACTCGTACGGTGAGTTTTAAAGTTGGTTTGGATGGCCATATTCCGCAGCCGGGCAGAGTTATTGATATTGCAGATCCATTGTTTGCTGGTCGAGCAAACGGTGGACGTGTATCTAAAATATCAGCAGATCGTAAAAGTATTACTCTTGACCGTGATGATGTTGTGGCAGTTGCTGGCGACAGACTGATTATTAACGGTGAGGATGGTAAAGCTCAAACTCGTATTGTTCAATCTATCTCGGGTCGAGTGGTAACTGTTACTCATGAATTTGATGCTATTGCCACTCAAAATGTATGGGTGATTGATGCCCAAGACTTGGCAACAATGAAGTTTCGAGTGATTTCTATTACCCAAGATGAGCATCATCAATTTTCAGTGACTGCACTTCAATATAACCCAGCCAAGTTTGATGCCATTGATAAGGGTGCTTATTTTGATGAGGTTCCGATTTCGATTGTGAACCCAACAATTCAGGATCCTGTAACTGATGTCGTTGTTACTAGTGAAAGCCGAGTTGATCAGGGTATCAACGTGGCGATAATGATAGTATCTTGGGCGCAGGCTAAGGGCGCGGTTAAATATCAAGTTGAGTGGCGTAAAGATGACGGCAGCTGGATCAAGCTTCCAGTTACTGGCAATAACTCAGTTGAAGTACCTGGTATTTATGCTGGTCAATATCAAGCACGAGTAACAGCGATTTCAGCTTTTGAGATTGCTTCTTTACCAGTTTATTCAGTATTGACTGAACTTTCTGGAAAGCAAGGTTTACCGCCAAAATTGGCATTTATCCAAGCGACAGGAATCTTATTTGGTATAAAACTTGATTGGGGCTTTCCTGCAACTGGTGCTCTAGATACAGCTTATACCGAGATTCAAGTTTCACCAGACGGAACAAGCAACATTGCTCAATTGGGCTTATTCGCTTATCCAACAACGACTCATACGATTCAAGGCTTACAGCCTAACTTAACTCAATTCTATCGAGGCCGTTTGATCGACAGGATCGGAAATATAGGACCTTGGTCGGATTGGACTCATGCGACAACTTCTGCCGATGCTACAGACGTTCTTGAGCTCTTGAATGATCAAATCAGTGAATCACAGCTCAATCAGGATCTTAAAACCAAGATTGATCATATTGAGACTATTGACGCTGAAATTGGTCCAATTAAGCAAGATATTCAAAATACGAAAGATCGGATTGCACAAGAAGTCATTGATCGTCAAAACGCTATTCAGCAAGCCAAAGATGGTTTATCACAGCAAATTATTGATGGTGATGAAGGTGTTCTTGAAGTTGTAAATACTGTTAAACAGTCAAGTGACGAGGGAATTGCTGCTGCTCAAGAAAGTATTCGGGTTGTTGCAAATGATCTTTCACTTGTTGCTGAAAAAACCGATGGTGTATATGCACAGCTTAATCCACCTTTGATTGGATCTGAATCAGATTTGATCGGTAATGATCAGGGCTTCGCTGGCACATGGTCTGTTCAATCAGCAATGATTGAAGGTGATCTAGCTCTAAGCAAACGTATTGATACTACAGTAGTCGAGGTTAATGATTTACGTGCGTACGCTCAGCAAGAGGTTCAAGCTAGAATTGATGGTGATAGGGTAACTGTTCAAAAAATAGATAACTATATCGCAAGTAATGATAGTGCTCTTGCAACTGTACGTGAATCTGCACAGGTAGCAGTTGAGCAGTCATCGGCAAATGCTGAGGCAATTGATTTAATTAATCTTGAGCTTGACGATAAAGCTTCAACTGGTGCACTTGATCAAGTTAAGTCTGATATTAAGAATGTAGATGACAAAGTTATTGCTCAGACTACGAGAATTGACGGCGTATATGCACAGCTTAACCCGCCTTTAATCGGCTCGGAATCCGAGTTAATTGGTAATGAGGGAGGCTATGCGGGTGTCTGGTCTGAACAGTCAGCGCGTATCGAAGGTGATTTGGCTCAATCCAAACGCACAGATCAAGTGTCTGCACAATTGAATGACAGCAATGCTTTGTTTCAGCAACAAATCAATGCGAATGCTAGTGCTATTTTTTCAACGATAAAAGTAACGGAAACGTTGCAAACTAAAGTCGGTGAGAATAGTGCGTCTATTCAAAATGTCAGTGAAAGTGTAGATGGCATCTATGCTCAGCAGTTTACTAAGTTCGATGTAAATGGTCATGTTTCTGGTCATGGATCAATGAATGATGGTACGACTTCAACTTTCATATTCAACTATGATGCAATTCAGTTTGGTACGCCTGTCGGAGTTGATGGTGTAGAACCTAAACCATTAATGACCCTGCAAAACACTCCGGTTACTTTGCCAAACGGTACTGTTATTCCGCGTGGTTTGTATGTCGACAATGGTAGTTTTGGATACATCAATGCGAATCGAATTTGGGCTGAAAACTTAAGTGCTATTAGTGCGGATTTGGGAACGATTAAAGTTAAGTCTGCAAATATTGAAGATCAAGCAGTTACTACTTCAAAAATTGGAAATTTAGCAGTTGATACTTTGCACATTAAGGATCGGGCAGTAACGCTGCCAGTTATCGTGACTAAGTCTGCTCAAAATACGACAGAAGGGTATAGATATACACCAAACCATTACACAATGGGCGAATTTTTGCGTGTTGTATTAACAGGCTTTCAGCCATATTCAACCATTCTGATTACTATGTTTGGTCAGTTGTACTTTATTCCACATCCGAATGGTAATGCAGCTGAGGGGGATCTCACTCGTGCAACCAATGGAGCTATGTATTTTAAATTAGGAGATGATTATTTAGTTAATTATACCGCAGCTAACAATACTGAAATAACGATACCGCCTGTAAAATTTGGATCTACTGAACTTGGCACTTCATTTTCTGTGTTAGCTAAAGCAGACGCTTCTGGTCAGCTAGTGCTTAGTGGTTATTTTGATATGATGACTTTTGCTTACGCTAATCAGGTTACTGCAGGCTGCTCTGACTTAACTTTCTATGCTGTGGAGCTAAAAAAATGATGGAAAAGATCTATGGAGTTTTTAATAGTGATGGCAGCTTAGATGTGTTGGTCAAAGGGGAACGTGATAATGTTTATGCAACACCGCTTCAGCATATCAAAGAAATGCAGGTAGATATGCATGATAAAAATGTTTTGCATTATCTAGATGAGAATCTAAATGTAGTCACTATTCCAGTAGTACCAGAAAAAAAATTTGATTATGTCTCAAAAACTTGGATTGACTCACGAACTATTGATGAGGCTAAACTACAGAAATGGGAACAAATCAAACAGATTAGGGATCAGTATGAGTTTGGCGGTTTTGAGTTTGAAAATAAGTTTTATGATTCAGATCCTAATTCTCAACTAAGAATCGCTACTGCAGCTTTGCTCGGTGTATCAGTTGAGTGGACTTTAAAAGACAATTCAGTTGTTAATCTTAGTCCTGATCAATTGATTGACTTAAAAACATCACTTGCAGTGCACATTAATAACATTCATGAAAGAGGGCGTATTGCACGACAGAAAATTGAAACTGCTTTGACATATGAAGAAATTGAAGCAGTAAATTTTTAATTTAGAAATTTCTTAGATAGCACCCAACTGGGTGCTTTTTTATTGCCAAAAATCTGGAGTAAGGCATGGAACCAGTTTCAACAAGCGGTTTAACAGCAATTTTAAAATTTTATGGTGCAGCAATTATGGTGACTTTAGCGGTTGCTTTAGTTGCAGCAGTTGTATTGATGACACGAATGCCACGTTCACCACAAGAGTGGGGCGTAGGCTTGATCTGCACAGTTGTATCAAGCCTTGCAGGTGGCTCATTCATTATCGTGAAGTGGGGCCTACATGAGTGGATTACCGATATTTGGGGAATGATTGCACTTGGTGGATTCTTCTTTGTTTGTGGCTTACCCGGTTGGGCTTTAGTCCGCTGGATCTTTAATTTCATTAACAAACAGGAAGGTAAGACGATTATTGAAGTAATCAAAGAAGTTAAAAAAGCCAGAAGTGATATCGAAAACAGTTAATGCCGCCTTCGGGCGGTTTTTTTATACCTAAAGGAAACCGAAATGAATATTGAACAATATCTTGATGAGTTAATTAAACGCGAAGGTGGGTATGTAAATAATCCTGCGGATCGCGGCGGTGCAACCAAATACGGTATTACTCAAGCTGTAGCTCGTGAAAACGGCTATAAGGGCAATATGCGTGATCTGCCTTTAGATGTGGCCAAAGCAATTTATCGGAAGCAATACTGGATTTCACCGCGATTTGACCAGGTGAATCTGATTTCTTCTGCAGTAGCTGAAGAGCTTCTAGATACAGGTGTGAACTGTGGTACCGGATTCGCACAACCACTTTTACAGCGAGCTTTAAATTTGTTGAATAATGAAGGTAAAGCTGGATATGCCGATTTAAAGGTTGATGGCGTTTATGGTTCTAACACTATAGGAGCTCTAAAAATCTATCTGGCCAAACGAGGGAAAGATGGCGAGAAAGTCCTAGTACGAGTTCTTAATATCATGCAGGGACAGCGTTACATTGAAATCTGTGAGCGTAATCCAAAACAGGAACAGTTTTTCTATGGCTGGATTGCTAACCGGATCTCATAGTATGAAAGTCTTTCATTGTAAGCGTTCAAAGGTTGCTGCAATCCTTACACTGGTGTGCATTCTATTTTCAGGATGCACAGCCCACACGATCAATAACAATGTGAGTGTCGGCATTTGTGTGAGAGCCCTTTAAGGAGGGCTTATTGCATTGTGCAAATATTTTCTCAATTTAAAGAAAGATTAAGGAATTTGAGCAAAATTATTCACATTATTTAAAAAATTCAAAGATGGTAATATCAATTTAAGTGCTCTTGCAATTTATATAAAATATCTTTTATAACTTTGTCATATGTATTTGTTCTTAATGATAAATACTCTTCAAATAAGTAACTATAATTTTTCCAGAATTGATTATATGAAGAGTAGGAAAGT